TTTAAGTCACGCGCCGCCGTGCTTGTGACAAAGACAGATGACGAAAATGTGATGGATGTTGCTGGCTGCATATCACGCAAGGCATTTGTCGAAAAAGCAATGCAAACTGATTTAGGTAAGGGCAAATGCTTTGTTATGCCGCAAGATCAGTTATGGGGCGTTGAGGAGCTTTGGCGGTCATATAAGTGCGAGCAGCTTTGCCCGTAGTAACATTATGATATTTATAGTATATTCCGGCTGTGGCCAACAGCATCAACGTCGGACGTGCTGGCGAGTTTCTCGTCGCAGCCGAACTTGAGCAGCGCGGTATACGCTGCCATCGGGTAGACATGAAGGACGATGACCTATGGGTTAAGTCGGCCAGCGGGGATTTATTGACGATGCAAGTGAAGGCTACCCTTGAACGGCGTGCTGATCGTGGCCGTCCATTGTACTACTCGTTCACACGCGCCAATGGCGATGCGCAAATATTTGCGTATGTGGCTCTGGATATACGATTGTTTATACTGCGCGGCCCACCAACCGGCAAAACGGTACGCATCAAGCCCGCCGATTTTACGCGGCAGGCTATGGATGACAGCATTGAGGCGATGCTAGGTTAGCCAGTTAAATGCTTGGCGTGTGCGCTTTGCTCGATCATCCAGACCATGATAGCCGCCGTTGACGCGCTTGGTGATAAGCTTGATCGTTTCGTCATTTACGCCGCCTGCAGCGATATTGAACAAACCGTTCTTGTCGAAGAACCACATGGCCGTTTCAAAGGCGTAGTCTTCCTCAACCAGCGACGGATCTGTCAGCACCTCAGGCAAACGCATGTCATGTGCAAACGATTTATAGTTGTCCTTGCCGGTAAGCTGCAGGAACCCGCGACCGATAAAGTTGGCGGCGTCTTCCGGCGTCTCATTGCCCATGCGCCCTACATACACCTTGCTGGCCAGCTTAGCGCCGTTGCGAGCATATGGCTTGGCGCTATCCTCGTCGGGGAAGCGTGACGGCCAGACGCGCATCATGGCTTCCACAGAATAGTTTAAGTTTTCGCGTGTCAACTTGAACCCGCCGCTTTCGTGGCCCGCCTGCCCCAGAAGATGCGCAGCCTTAACGCGGTCAAGCCCGTAGTGCTTCGTGATTGCACGCGCCGTATTTGGCCCGTATGCGCCATCTGGCTCAACGCCGACCTTTTCCTGCAGCAACTTTAATGCAACGCTCATTTCTTCAAGCCTTTCATTGTGCGGATACCAAAGCTGGCGGCGATGGATGCATACATGCCCCACTGCACCCAGAGCGGCGTTGTCTCAAGATTAGCGAAACCCTCTGCCATTACGTCCTGCATGGACGGCACAAAATTCATGCACAATATGGCCACGAAAACAATTGTCCACAGCTCATCCTTCCAGCTATCTTTGCTGGCCTCGATGGCTGACTGCTCCCAATCCATCTCGCCAGTTGCCTGCTTTAGCTTAATCTCGGCATTCGCTTTCTGGATTGCTGCCTTGCCGTCGAGGTAGCTTGTCGCCAGCCCGCCGACTGCGCCTATAATCTGGCCGATCATTTCTCAGATCCCAGCCACACGGCAAAAGCACCAGTCATAGCGCCTGTGACGGTTGCTGTGAGCGCAGCGGCTTGCGATGTCATGTCAGCTGCTGACAAGTTCATAAACCACTCAATCACGCGTATATACATGATCGTCATCACCAGCATCATCAGACGCGGCATAATCTTATATTCCAAAAGCTTTTCCATCTTACACCTCTATGTTGATGTTTGTGCCTTGCGGCCTGTCAGCATTGGTCTTGGTGCCGAACCTATCATAAGCCTTGCCCAGATCCAACTTCTGCTCTCTGAGCGCGTCCAGATGCGTGTGGTTGGCCCTATGCTCCTTGGCTACCCTCTGCTCTGCCAGATGCGCCTCTATGCGCTCACGCGTCTGCGATTGCTGGTGTATGTCGCTGCCTACGTTAAACGGTGCGCTGCCTATGCCTGACACGCCGTCTGCCATCAGCGTTTCACCGCGATCCAGACAAACCCAAACAGCGCGCCTACGCAGATCAGGAACAAGAACAGGCCCGCCGCCCACGCGATGATCGTCTCCTTGCGCTCGATGCGTTTATACATCGCGTCCTTCTGCTTCTGCCGGATCTCGTTTTCCATGCGGATCAGCTCCTGCCACGCAGACGGGCCAAGCGTTTCGCTGATCATCTTGCGCAGCTCGTCGCGCATGTTTTCGCGCTGCTTCTTCTGCACAAACAGATCCATCGCCTGCTGCTCGACACTGCCGAAACTCTGATACCATTTTGGGTTTTCTACGCGCTTCGCCGCAAAGTCAAAGTCGCTGATCGCCTTAGACCAGCGCCCCAGATCACCTGCCATACCCTCCAGATCACGCCCGATCTGGCAACCCTTCTTAATTGCGTTAAACGCAGCGCCAGCGGCCATGATTGCGGTTGCAGGGTCTATCATTTGGCATCTTTACCCACGTCGGCAGAACGCGGGCATCCACTATTATACTCCACCCTTATAACATACGGGTAATGATACCAGAAGGATGGGTATGGGCATCTGTATATACACGCTGTGTAAAGCTGCCCATATGCAAGCACGCCAACGGCTACGCTGGCGAGCGAGCAGATCATCTTTCCATCAGGCGGTCTATTTTCTCTTCGATGCGATCAAAGCGCGCTACGATCTGGCTCATCACGGCGCTGCTGTCTGCCTTGGTGACGTAATCTTTGGCCATTTCTTCGCGGGTCTTGTTCAGCAGAATATTGAGGCGCTGCATCTCGTCCACAGCGCTTTTCAATACCCAGCCGATCAGGCCCAATCCGGCAGTCAATGCCGCTGTCCAAAGCATGTCAGCGTCCATCAGTAAGACCCTTCCCAGACGCGCATCTTGGCGAACTCGCCTGACATCATCTTACGCTTGACGACTTCCTTGGCCGCCTCTGTATCAGACCACGCCACACCGGCCTCCTTGAGCCATGCGGTAAGCACAGCGCCGTCCACGAAGCCCACAAGCCGGTTCTCGCCTGACGTGCCTATGCCAGCGTCTTTCGCTGCCTGCGCGTCTCTCAGCGACTGGCTGACGTCGTGACGCTGCTTGATGACCATGTGGTCATGCTCAAAGTCGATATTTTCCGAAACCTTCGCCATGTCTTATTTCTTCTTGGCGCGTTTCGTTGGTGCGGGTGCAGGCGCTGGCTCAACATCGCCAAGCACTTTCATGGCATCTGGGCGAACACGCATCAGCGTTTCAACCTCTGCGTTTGGCAGCTCGGCGTTGTCGCCTTTGACTAGCTTGCCGATTGACGTGTGAACCTTGTGGCCTACAACTAAAACTTTTTTCATGTCGATCCCTCGTTAAGCAGAAGGGGCGCAAATCGCCCCTTCTTTTATTATATTACGATGTGGTGTTGTCGTAAATTGCGCCGTTGGCTTTCTCGTTTTTCGAGCAAAGCGCCAGCTCTGTAGTCACCTGACGTGTGGTGTTGTCGCCATTTTTGGCCAAGGCAACATTCTTGGTTCCACGCAATACTGCACATTCCCACATGTTGTCTTGCAGGACAAACACGTCACGGCTACGGTTTTCGCGTGACGGCATGAACTGAACCGTACCCCACGGTGTCACATATACCGCAAGCGACTTGACCACAGTCTCGTCACCGGCTTGTACCGCTGAACGCTGGTTGTTGTTACCAGTGAAGCCCAAAGCAACATTCATCTGGAAGGCTGACAGATACACTGTATCTGGCTTGCCGCCTTCTTCCCAGATTGACTGCATGACGTCGTCAAACTTGGCCTGCGAGAATGCAGTTGGAGTGCCGTCGTCTGTACGCGCGTCTGAGCCGTCGCCTGTTGGGTTTGCACCAGAGTTACCAGACTGGAAGTTTACGTTTGTAATCAACCATGATGGTACACCACCAGTTTTACGCGCAGCAGTGTTTGACCCTACTACGTTTCCTTGGTTGGCAAACAGCGCCTTTTCGATGTCGAGCTTCTGCTCTTTAGCGATAAGCAATGTTTGGTACGCCATTTCCTTGGCGCGGCCAGCATTGTCTACTGCTTCATCGGTGTCTGACACGACCACAGCGTTCTTAAAGATCTGTGTGCGTGCGCCGAGGCGTACAGTTGGCGTGACGGCATCGGCAGCTGTTGCGTCGCCCTCAATGTGAGCGTTTACCGCAGATGCGCGCAACGCTTGTGTTTGCCACTCAACCAGAGTGTTCTTGGCTTTTGTTTTAGCAGACTTGCTGTAAAACGGTGTCTCAGATGGGTCTACATTGTAGATCATATCTGACAGGTCTTCACGGATTCCCACGGAATCGTAAGTGTCGAAGAGATTCGTCGGCTGAGCCATTGTCGTTTCCTTTCAAGGAGTTAGCTTTTTAACATCAAGCTCAATGCGTCATCGATTGAGCCTGTCTTCTGCAAGCGCTGTTGCGCTTTTTTACGGGTAGCAGCTTGTCCGTCTGGGCGTTTCTTTGCACCAGCTTTGACAACGGGTCGAACGCCATCAGCTTTTGACTGTGACTTCTTCCTATTGGCAACCAGTTGACGATACTTACGCGCGTCATTTAACGCCCGCACATATCTCGCATCGGATACGCCAGCCATCTCCTCCGGCGTGAAGCCGTAGTGGATGCCTGTGTCCATGATCTCAGTCTTGAGCATTTCGCCCTTCTTGGGATCTGCGATCTCAGGGATATACTGTTTCAGCACTTCCGCTTGCTCGGCAAGGTAGGCTTGTCTAGCCGCTTGCTGTTGCTGCGCTTGCTGCTGATGCATTCCCTGCAACTGGTACAATTGCTGGTCGTGCGCGGCCTTTGCCTCGTCATATGTGAGCTTCGCTTCCATGTATCCAATCGGATCTTGGTCAAAAAGCTCTTTTGACGGTGGGGTTGGGGCTTGCAGACCACCTTGCTGGGCTTGTTGATATAAAGCCAAGACTTGTTGCTGCTGTTGGGCCAATGCCTGAGCCTGCTGCTTGTATTGCTTTTCTAAGGCAGCATTTTCTTGCATTTTTTGATTGATGTAACCCTGACCCGCCGCAGATTGCTTTAACTGATCCAGTGTCCAATGCTCTTCTTTGCCGTCAATTTTAACGGGGATGAGATTGGTGTCTTCAG